ATCACCACTCCTTCAAAATCTTGTCAAAGGCAGATTCCCATTCGGCAATGATGTGAGGCTGTTCAGCTCGAAGTGTTGGATAAATAAACCATCCACGCGAACCGCGACCTTCACGACCTGACCAGACTGGGAATTGCTTGAATTTGTTCGAGCCGAATTCGTAACCGCCCCAAAGCTGTTGCGTAGTTCCGCCGCCTGAAAACTTTTGACTTACAAAACCGAAAGAAAGTTCACCGACCTTTGATGACTTTGAAACGCGTGAGCCTGTAGCAATACGCGATGCAGCTTGATTTTTTGCTGATCCAGCTGTTGCAATAATCTTTGATTGAACATAAGTTGCCAGACCATTGCTGACCGCTTTAGCTTGATCTGTAGCAGCTTCATCCATAGCTTTGAAAGCACGAATGACGCCGCGCAAATCGCCCTTGTCGTAGGCGATTGGATCACTTGCCATTTTTGCTCTCCAGAATCTCTATTGCTGTGAGTACGTCTTCGGCTGTTTCAAATTCTGATCTGGGTAGCCCTGTTGCCAGAGACAATTCCCAAAGAATCCGATTTAGACTTCCGACTGGGTATCTTTTGGGCTTTCATCGTCACCGACCTTTACTTCGGAGACGCTGTCACACCAAATTTCAAAAGGCTTGACGGGCTTTGCGCCTGCTTGCCGTTTCATTGCATGATACGCCAAAAACAGAAGATCAGAGATACCAATCTTGTCCTGCATCTGCGAAACGATAAATCCTGTTTTGTTTTCCCATTTTGCAAATTCTGGCGGCTGTGCAATGTAAGTCTCGGCGTTGCCGCCGTTGTATTCGATTGTGATTTGCAGTTTCATGCTCCCGATCTCCTTTTGTTAGTCGTTAAGTAAAGGTGTTGTCACACAAGTAAATGACAATGAAACAGTCTGTGCATCCGGTGCTGTACCGCCTGCGCTTGGGAAAATTGGCTGAACGCTGAATGTAAAGACCGCGCCAGTGTCGGCTGTCAATGAAACTGGAAGTGCTGTGTTTGGTGCTGATGATGCAGCTGTCCAAAGTGCTTCACAAAGTGAACCAACAGAACCCCAGTCAGCAAGCATTTCGACAGCAAATGTTCCCTGCGAATCCGTCGTGTAATACGCTTTTCCATCAAGTGTCTGGTATGTGTTAATCGTTGAATCAACAGTCAAAGTTGCTGATGTTGCCTGAGCGTCGAAATTATCACTGTCGATTGTGAAAGTGATGTCTCTGCCAGTGATGATTGTCGTTGCCATCTGATTTCTCCTTAGTCGGTGTAGTACGTTGAGACTTGCAAATCAGCTGTAAGGAATTTTCCTGCGCCGACTTCCAAAGGTTGAGGTTGATTCACATTGCCCACGACATAGCCAGCAGGCATTGCGCTGATGATGTTGATCATCAATTCTTCGAGGTTGTTCAAAGCTCCGGCATTTGTTGTGTATCCAACAACGCCAGTGACGGTCAAATTGACCAAGACTTTTGTTGTTGATCCATTGATCAAAACGCTTTCCAAATACGGTGCATCTGGAACAAGACAGATCGCTGGAGTGATCAAAGTTTCTGGGATTCCGTTATAGACGTTAGCTGCAATGTCTGAAAGTGCAGTCTGCAACGGTGTGCGGATTACTGATTCGATACTCATTGAGCCATCGTTTCAACGTCGATAAATGGCCCTAGCAGACCAACGACGCGATTTTGTAGTGAACGCCCAAGTACAAATGGTGCTGGCGTAAAGTTATCTTGCATAATCTGGTTTCCCGGAGCTGTGATGCTCTGAAAGATTTCGACGGAAACAACCAAGATTGCTGAGTGAATAGGAGCTATGCCAGCATAAAGCTCGGCAGCTGAGTGACCTTCAAGCGTTGCTTTTCCAGCTGGAATCACTGGCGTCGAGATTTGATCAGCTGCAACAAGATCAGCTGTAAATCGGTACGGAGTGATCTCTGAGGCAGTGACCGTATAAGTATCATCGATCGCCATTGAAACGCCTGAGATCACTACGTCCTGTCCGGATACGAAAAAGTTAGGGCGAATAGTCTCTACATAAAGAACGTTGTTATAGATCCGAGTTGCTGCAATTGCTGATTGGTATTGCGTCAGCAAAGGCAAAATGGTTTGTTCCGCGCTATCTATGACGGAATCTAGGTACTCGTCTGAATAGAGAGATTCAGAGACGCCCAAGACAGTACGCAGCTCATCGGCGGTGACTATGTTTGGCATCTCTGATCCCTTCTACAGCTCGATCACGTTCGGGAGCGACCGTGACCGATGATTGATTTTTAGCTTGCGTTAAACTTGTAAGCTCCAGCACCGATCTTCTTTGCTGTTGCTCCATAGCCGTACATAAGAATTCCGATTGAACCATCTTCGATGAAGTTCGTGCGTAGCTCTAAGCGTGGAGATTCGTACCATGTGTATGCATCGCGATTGATGACGTACATTGATCCTGAACCTGTGCCTGAAAGTGCTGTATCAACCCAAAGATCAAGACCATTGACTGAACCACGCAAGCTGCGAGGTTGCGCATTTCCGGCCGCATTCTGAGGTTGTAGAGCGTTGTAGATTGGACGTCCATCGACTGAGAAACTCATGATGCGACCCCACATTTGTGGAGAGACAACGATTGCATCAGCGAATTTGAAGGTGTTTGCATAAACTGAAACCGCTCCAGCTGAAACCCAAGATAGAAGTTCAGTTGCAGTGATGTCTGTTCCGATTCCTGTTGCTGTGTTTGTTGCACCAGCAAGGATGATTCCTGAGTTGTAAGTATTTGTAGTACGAGCGTATTGCTGGCTCATAGTTGAAATTAACTCAGAATAGTAAAGCGGATCTGACCTGTCTGCTAGCTCAACGCTCATCACAGAAGAACCCTTGAAGGACTTGACGTCCACATTAATGAATTCTGTTTCAAGACCTGCTGGAGTGATTGGATCTAGTTCGTCAATCTGTGTCACTGTTGGAAGAGCTGTGACCTTTGGAATTTGAAAAACCATTCCAGCACTTGGCAAGGTTGATGTACTGATCGAATCGATTGAAGCTCTCACTGAATCTGAAAGGCCATTTACGACCTCACGGAGTTGGCGAGTTGGGATGAGGCCCGGTGAATCTGTTGTTGCTGTTGCAGCTGCGACGAATGAACGTGAGTTCTCATCTCCGCGCATTGCAGCAACCTTGTGCATTAAGAATGTTTCTGGTGAAACGATTGGGTTACGAGTTGCGATGAAATTGACAGGCTTAGCGACTGAAGCTGCCTGTACTGGTGCTGAAGCTTCTACCGTCTCGGCGGCAGTTGGCTCTGTGACGGTGTTTTCCACGACGTCTCCTTCTGTTGGTTGTTGTGGTTGTGCTTCTGGCTCATCGGTTGATGTTTCAGAATTTTCTGTTGCAGCTACGTTGGTGACGCGTGTTAAATCACCAAAAGCCGGATTGTGTGTAAGTGCTACGCCGACAAGATCGGCTGAAGTTACGATCATCGTTCCATCCTTTGCGTGAGTGAAGTCATTTGCATTTGCTTCGACTGAGAAGCCGTCGCGGAGTCCATCAATTGCCTCTTGAATTGCATCTGATCCTGCATTTGTCTTTGAAATCTTGAAAGTCGCGTTAATTGACTTTCCATCTGGTGCAAGTTCCATTGAAAGTGTTTTCCCAATTGGACGAGCTGAATCGTGTTCTAAATTGAGTTTCACGTTGGCTGGATTGATTGATCCAGACTTAAACATGACTTTTCCAGTTGATGCGTTTGCAGTTGTGTCAAAAGCAACGATCTGTCCGGTGATTGTGCGAGCCTCTGAATCAGCGGCCGTGATTGTGAATGGTGTTGTTACTTTCATTTGATCATCTCTTCCGCTTGTCGGATTTCATCAACGGTGATTGCAGACATTCCTGTAACTGGATCAACGATTGAATTCAGTGTCTTGTAGATGTTCGCGCGTTCTAAGTCAGAGCCGCGCAAATAGTCAGATAAGTCGTACTTGACTTCTTGTGATTGAGGTACAAAGTCGGGCATTGATAATCTTTCGGAAATCGAAGTCATCAGCGGAATCAAAGAGAAATCCAGCAAAGATTGACGCTGGTTTGTGGCGTTGCTGTACGTCATGCTCGATCCTGTTTCTGCATCGACGTAATACGCCGGAATTCCTGCTGCTCTTGCAAGTT